CTTCATTGCCCGCTCGGGATCGGCAAACAGGGTCATGGCGCGGCGAACATTGTTCTTAGACACCAACCCCATGCGGAGCAGGGTATTGAGTTTAGATGCGATGGCAGGGGTTTTGCCCATTGGTTCCATAGTAGTCTCCTGTTGTCCCTTTATTTAGATTTTTTCAGATGGCTCGTCATGCGGGGAGCATTGCCTTTTCCGCTGCGATCCGTTTCAGGTTCCACCCGTCTTTTTTGAATCACGGCGCGTTTCCGCTCCTTCGGAGTCATCTCACCCACCGTTTCGGGGGTTTCGCTGCTGACTTTGTGGAGCGGACGGCACTTTGGATACTTGCCTTTGGAGGTGTCAGAGCGACCACACGGGGGATACTGACCCGTCTTGGGGTCTTTCCGCCCACCAATGTTTACCCATTTCTCCTTGAACCACCGCGACAAGTCCTCGTCTATTTTACAAGGCGGGGTCGGGAATATTTTGTTGTGCTTGGAGAACCCACCCGTCTGACCAGGCGTTGGGGGTCGCCGCTTGTACTTGTCGCTCTCCATGAGGCGCACAGCCGCAGCAGAGTACAGGTCTTGAAAGTCAAAGCCTTCCTTCACGGTCTTCTTGCGCTTCGCGGGAGCCGCCGCCATGCCACGCTGCAAGTCTTTGAACAGGGCAACGGTGTCCCGTTGGTTTGCGCGGCGTGGCATACCGCTCTTGAATGTCGCCATGTCGTTTGCTGCCACGGCTGCGCGGAGTTTGGATGCGCTCATGCCCTGTACACCTTTTGCGTCCTCGTTGCGCTTGCCTGCGCTCACGATGTTCAGCGACTTCAGTTTCAGCGGCTCTGTAGCGGTGGGCTTCATCATGTCCTTGAACGCCTCGTATGCGCCCTCACGGTCTTGACCACCAACCAACAGCACATGATCGTATCCCTTGTCCGCAAGCCAGAACAACATATCCACGGGATTCTTGATCTTTGCGTTGTCTATGAAGTTGCCTTCAGGAAAGAACTTTTTCAGATATCCGAACTTCTGTTTTGGAGAGAGCGGATTCTTTTTGGGATCATTGGTGCGACTGCTGAACATGGCGTGTTCTGCGCCATGCTTCTTTGCAGTCTCCACCACTGTGTCAACGAGCAGTTGGTGTCCAGAAGTAGGTGGCTGAAAGCGACCGAATGCAACCACGATGGTTTTGCCTGGTCGCGCAGACTGAGATTTACCTCTAACCTGTTTTGCCACGGGGATCACCTCCGATATTGCACTTCAGACACCAACTGCTCGTTACTCTTTTTTCCAAGTCTTCTCTACAGTGAAATTGCTGCGCGAGAAGTCAAGGCGGTCTACCAATTTGACGGCTGCGTTGCTCATGCGGTCAATTGCCACATAGCCTTCAGGAGCGGTAACGCGATATCCCTTGCCGTCCTTTACGAATGTTCCCATCCCGCCCTTCAGGGAGGATAGTTTGCTGACGATGCTCATCTTTAACACAGTCAACGCATTATGTAGGGCGAAAACCTGATTGATCTGGTTGCGATTCCGCTTGATCCAGTCCATGCTCGGAGTGGTCTTTGTGCTTGGCTTCTTTCGCGCAGTCTGTGCTTTCTGTGCCATCATTGCCAGCAACTGATTCACATCGGCATGACCGCTGCCCATGTTTGCGCGGACAAGTCCATTGATGTAGGTCTTGATGGCTAACTTCACGCCTTCGTTTCTGCTGATGCCGTTCATCGTGGTCTTTAGTGCAGAGGCTTGCTGCGTGAGCGTGTCTATGCTGCGCTCTATCGCTTGACGATCACGCGCAGAGAAGAGTCCGCTGCCGTCTGCCACGCGCAGAGTGGCATTGTCGTACCACACATCCCGTGTCTTCTTCAGATACGAGATGTCGGGATTGAAACGAGCCACCATTGTCTGCAAAGAATTGCCTTCGTATGCGGTGTGGAACACGATGCCGATCTTTGCAGCGGCAATCCTCTTGCCGAGTTCGCTCTTTGGATCAACCGCGTAGGTGATCGTGTTTGCGCGGAATGTCAGATACCGCTTGCCGTCAATGGTTTCGCGCTGCACGGTATCGCTGTCAAACAGCAGATCGCCTTGCAGCACTCCACGAATTCCCAGTTTGGAGAAATGCTTCAGAGCAAGTTTCAGTTTGGCGTTGAGTCCGTCTGCGGGATGGTTCGCATCAATATCTGCATTCGTGAAGTTTAGTTTGGGTGTCACATTAAACACGCTCTTCGTGCCAACGAAAAAACGACCGCTGCTTGGATCTATGCCACAGATGATTGCGGGTGCGCCGTCCCACTTCACGGTGATGTCGTATGCCGTTGGCTCGTTTGCACCAAACACATCAAGCACCCCACGGATAGCAGACACGGCACGACCAAATCCTGCGTAGCCGCTGTTCAGAATTTCGTCTTCAAGATGTTCCAAGTGGACATTCTTACCACTTTTTGATTTGAAGGCTTCTGTGAGATGTTCCGTGAATCTGATCAATACAGTCCTCCGCTTCCGTATTTAGGAAACTTGGAGGGGCTGTTCCTCGCGGTAGGTGCGGATCGCGTCCACCAAATCAGCAATGTACTCGCGGGGATCGGCTGTGAAAACCTGTGATCCTCCGTCTTCCACGCCGATCAGAATGGCAATATTTCGCAATTCCTGACCCGTGCGATCCTGCCACATGAGAGAATACGCGGTGGCTTGCATGAAGTAGTCCTGTATCGCATCCTCAGACTTCGGGTAGTTGGAAGACTTGAAGTCAATAACAGACGGAACTCCGTCAAACTCACCGATGCAGTCCGTCCTACCAGCGAGTCCCACTTTTTTAGACCAGAGCGGAACCTCAATGGCGAATATCTTGCCGATGCGGTCAATGTCTTCCTGCATGGACACGAACAGATCCGCCTCGGTTGTTCCAATGGTCGCGGACGAACCAGCCTTTGCCTCAACAAGCGAATTTGGCGCGAGACTGTTTCGGAGATAGGTTTCAATAATCGCGTGTAGTTTCGTGCCACGGGAGAGTACTCGCTTGGATTCTTCGGGATTGTCACGCCGCCACTTTGCAAAGAATGCACGCTTCTTCCATCCTGTAACCGTGGTCACAGACGGAAAAATGCCGTCAGGAGTCTTGTATCTCCTGCCGCTCGGGGTTTCAACGCTTTCAATTTGGTCGTTTAGTTCAACGAACGCATGATCAAATGTTTTCATTTCACTCTTCTGGGGTTTCTTCCACTACCTCTGTGCCTTCAGGAAGTCCCTTGGACTCTTCTGGCTTGGGTGTGTTAGCGGTAGTCTGATTGCGATTCTGCCAACGATTGGCTGCTTGCCACTCGGGATTGTTCTGTTGGTTCTGCTTGATCCAAGCAAGGTATTGTCTCATGTTTGTCATAGTGTTCTCCTTTAGTATGTATCGTCCTCATCGGACTGTTCCAATTTCCCATTTAGTATTTCAGAGCAATCAGTCAGGAACTGTTCTGATGCTTCGGTATAAACAGAAGCCTGTTTTGAAAACTGCGTGAACACAGCCGCCGTGAACGGATGGGAGGCTCCATATTTTACCAGTGCTGGCAGGACGATTCCCACCACAGCCTCTTGTATGTACGAATATTTGGTATCAAACCGAAACGACTCGCATTGCTGCTGCCGCAGCAAGTCCTCTGCCACTTGGGAAAATGCTTCACGATCCTGCCGTGGCAGGCTGTCCATTTGTGTCGTTGCAGACTCCACAAGTGTACGCAGACAACCTACCGAGCAGGTTCGCATGGAGTAGTCGCACTCTTCCTTGATGGACAGGAACTCAAACGGCGTGGTGTTTTCCCGTATGCGCTTCACCACATCGTAGTAGCCGAATAGCCGTATCTCTTCGCCTTCTACTCGCACAAAGTCAACATTCTGCATCGCATATGAAAGGCTGCATACACGCTCAAGCAGTTTGCGTGAGCCGAATGCTTTTGCGTATACCGTCTGTTCGTTCTGTGTCCAACAGCGGAACAGGTCGCCCACCTTTGGACGAAAGCGAACGGCTGTGTCCTTTGACTTCATCAGCAGTACTGTGGGTTCGTGCTTTTCAAGCAGCGAATCCACCACGGCAGACACCAGTACAGGCGTTGAGCCGTTGCCAACGCTGCACTGCATGGACAGGGGACGATTCTTGTTGGACAGTTGGTAGGTAAGCGAACAAAAACCTTCTGCACAGTTCACGCGAACCGACCCACCACTGTCGGTTGTATCATGCTCAATCATGTTTTACTTCTTCTTTCTTGGTCGCAATCCGAATGTGAGTCTCTTTCGCAGGGACAGTTTACGCTTGCGCTTTGCTTGCGCTCGCTTGCCGCGAGACTTGCGTGATGCTCGTTTTGCGGTGAGTTTCATCTTGCGTAGTTGTGATGCAGCACGCTTCACACAAGCACGCGGTCCTTTTTTCTTGAAGCCTGGAGCGCACTTAAAGATGATTCGCTTCTTGCCTTTGCGTACTACTATCTTACGCTTCGCAGCGACCTCATTCAACATCTCGCTCTCTACTTCAAACTCTTCGTCTATTTCTTCGTTCTCTTCCACCTCAACGGTGATGTCGGCTTCCTCAACAGGATCAAGAATGTAGATTACTCCGTCCTGCTCCTCCCACTCAATGCCTTCCTGTTCCAAATAGTCCACGACATCCTCGCGGGAGAAGTTGGGCATATCAAGCACGATCTTCTGCTCGGTGAGTTCAGCATCAAACTCCTCAAAAATGAGTCGTTGCAGAGAGCAGAATGCGTGGTCGCGTAGGTCTTTGAATGGTTTCATGTTTGGAATCCTGGTTTCTCTGCTCGCTTCTCGCCTGCTTCTCTTCCCTTTCCACGGAAATACACGCGAGGCTTCATGTCTTCTTTGCTTGGGACACGCTTAAGACTTTTGCCGTCTTCAAAGATTATATCTACTCCGTCATTCACACGGTCATACACGGGAGTTCCACCATCTAATCCAAACTTGATGAAGTTCAGTTCTCCGTTTTCTATAGCAAGCCAGAACAGGTCATTCATTTGCTTGCCGAAAGAGTTAGCGGGGTCTTTCGTAATATCCTCAAAAATAGTTTCACACATGACTTTTTTTGTGAATGTCTTGGCTGGCACATCTTGCACCTTCTTAGACTGCAAATACTTCATTGCCATTTGTGAGCCTTCATTCGTGCTGTTTTCTGAAATTATACGCACGAACTCATATGCCGTCTTCAAGTTCTGGGGAATTTCTGCTCCCTCTAGCAATTTCAATATATCGCCAGGCTTTACCGTGTTCGACTTTCCTGTTTTTGCTTTTGCAGACAGTTTTTTCCACGACTTTCCACGATTGAAAGACATCATGTAGTCATACATTCCCTGATTTTGTGCAGTGGGATATTGAATCAGCACATCATCGGGTCGTCCATCAAACAATTTGAATTTGACAACACCAAGAGGACCAAGAGTTTCACCGAAGTCGGTGAGAATCTTTCTCTTGTGCGCTTGCACCGAAGGCTTTTTCAAATGCTTCTTGAGGTTGTCATCGGTGACTCCCTCTCCTCTGAGATAAGAAACCACCATGTCAAGATAGACACCGAGATCCTTTGGCAATTTGTTGATTCCCGCATCAAGAAGTTTCTGATACTCCTTGAATGTGAGGGCATCTCCTGCCATTTTAAATACACGCGGATCTAGTTTTGCGTCTGCCACAGTTCACCTCACTTTTTCCAAGCAGCCTTGCCCTCAGCAGCACGCTTGTTGATTGCCGCGTCCTTTGCAGCCATTACTTTCTTCCTGCGCTCCGCATCAGCCTTTGCGAGTTCCGCGTCAGAGAGTTTGCGGATTTCGCTGATGTAGATTCTACCCACATCAGTAAAGTCCGCGCTCTCCCAGATCATGTCGTTGCCAGCATCAAGCAGTGTGCGGCGAGTCTTCTTGTTCAGCACCTGAAGACCGCTTCCTGCGGCGTACAGTTCCACCTCGGTGGTTCCGACCATGAACACCACATCTCCCATCTTCATAATCTTCTTCACTTTGATGGTGGCTTCCTTGCCGCCCTTCTTGCCGTAGATTTCAAAAGTCGTTCCAACAGGCTTCTCGTCTACGGTGTCAATCAGGTCTTGCGCGGTGGCTTGATTCTTTGCAACAGTGTTCTTTACAGAAGCATCGCGGGTGACCTGTGATGCAATGCTCGGAATGAGATTTCCGTACTTGTCGGTCTTGCGCTGCATGAGAGGCTTCATGGCAGAAGAGAATCTTCCGAAGTCCTCTGGTTCATCACCCTGAATGCGTGGCTTCTTGAACGGCTTGCGAGCCTCTGCAAGATCAAAGAGACGGGTCTGTGCTGATTCATGGAGCGACTGAACAATACGACCAAAACGACCGCTTCCGAACTTGCTCATGGTCCATTCCTTCTGCTGTTGTGGCTTTGTCTGTGGCTTGTTTTCTTTGATGCCAAGTCCCTTGGCAATCTGTTCCGATGTCTTCAATTCCGCATCGGAGAAGTTCTTGCGAGTGGGCTTGCTGTTGCGGTCTTGATTCGTGATTCCCATTGCGTGTTGGAATGCGTTGGAGAACGCAACCATCTCGTCAATGTCAACATCCTTGCCGCCCTTCTTGATGTTGCGTGTCTTCATTCTCATGTCTGCGCCTCTGCCGTTTGCCATGTCTGCACCAATCATAGCAGCCCAACGGTGGTGACCGTCAATCACATAGCCACCCGATGTAAAGATGGGAGCCTTGAGGCGGACTGCTTCTGACCCATATGTTTTTGAATCAACTTCAGCAGCCGCAATTGTGCTATACATTCCTGCAATCTTTGATCCCTGCATCTCTGTCTGAATGGGTCGGAGAGTAGAAGGATTAACTTCCACATCATCCACTTCATAGCCAGCGTTCTTCAGTGCTTCTATAAATTTCTCTTCAAAGTTTACTTCAACCGAACCAATTTCTTCAGGAGAGGGGTTTGCAGCCTCCACCTCTTCATCGGTCACATCTTTCTTCTGTTCTTTCGTGGGGTCATCCGTCTTGAACTTGTCCTTTGCAGCACGAAGACGCTTGGCTTGCTTCAATGCTTCTTTGTATGCAACAGAATCGGTTCTTTCTGTGTCAACGATTCCCGACAACTGCGGCATCTCTGGACGCTTGATGCCCTTGTCTTTTTGCTTGCCTTCATTGTCGTAACAGAAGCCCAGTGCAGCAAACATCTTGGAACACGGTTCGTGGTCAATGACATCTCCACCCATTCCTGATTGCAGAGCAGCGTGGTTTAGTTCTGCAACATAGGCTCGTTCTGCTTCTGCATTGCCAGTCAGCGATTCGGAATCGTCCTTTGGACCAGTCATCTTTCCGCTCTTGATCGCGGACGCAATCAGTTTAGACTTTCTTATGCTCTTGGCTTTGTCTTCTTCGGTCTTGAACTTTGCCTTCTTGCCTGTCTTCTTGAAACCAGCGTTGTCCTTGCCTGTATCACCCTGCCCCTGAGAGTCAAACGGAGACTGGGGATCTTCTCCTGCTACAGACTTTACTTCTGGGTCTTCCGCTGGCTGCTGTTGCGCTTGTACAGGCTTTTGTTCTGCACCTTTTTGACTACCTTGCGGTTGTGCTTGACGCTGCGTATTAGCGGCTGTCGCTTGCGCTTTGGGGGCGGCTCCTCCTGTGGGTTGAGGAGCGGGTCGGGTTCCTGCGGCTGCTGCGGGTTTTGCATTCGCTGGCTTTCCTCCTGCGGTTTGCTTAACTTCGTAACCGTCACGATCCA